GCCGCTGCTAAATTAGCTGCATTCTGAGGATAAAGTCTAGCAAAACGAGCTTGTGCCATAGCGTCATTCTGCGCTTGACGGCTGGATGCTCCACGAAGCTGAGGATTATCTGCCATCAGCTTTTCAAATCCACTACCTGGATCAGAGCCATCTGGATTAAGAATTGCACCAGACAAACCACGACGGATCATTCCACGATTTTGTTGGATTCCACGAAAGATAGCATCAATGTCAGAACCACCGCCACCACTTTGCGGACTCATCTGCTGTGTTCCTTGATTTCCTGCAAGATGAGGATTCTGCCGCATAAAGCGATCAAATGAATTACCTGGATCAGAACCGTCTGGATTCAAAATCTCACCAGACATACCGCGATGGATTCGACCGCGCGTTTGTTGAATACCGCGGAAGATAGCATTGATATCAGATGCAGCGTTATTGCCACCCTGTGCTTTACGAGTAGCTTTTTGCTGCTTACCAAAAGCCAAATCTTGCTGAGTTAAACTTGTGTTTGGATAATTAGGAAGAGCCATAAATTATTGAACGTAGGCTTTAGGGTTAATGTTCGGAGCAACTGGAGCTGGCATAGGTGGAGCTTTAAGACCAAGACGCTCAAGTGCAGCCTTAGCATAATTTTTAATTTGCTCTTGCTGCGTAGCCATCTCAGGAATTACCGGAGCCATCATAGCATTGCTGTAAATCTCCAACAAATTAGGAACAACAGCTAATGCACGGCTCTGTGAATCGCCCATCTTAAGCTCAGACAAAAGTTTATTCTGTGCTTCTTCTGCCAGAAGTTTCTTTTCCTCTAGCCCATACTGACGATTAAAATTTGCCAAATCCATAGCCCGCTTGAGTGCAGCATCTTGAGCTGCTCTTTCAGACTCTTGCTTTCTAAACATTAAATCTTGCTCTCGCAGACCAAGTTCTTTACCAAACCGCTGAGCTTCAGCTTGCGCCAAAGCCTGTGCTCGCTGGTTTTCCAGTGACATACCTTGCTCACGTAAATCAAGTTCACGCTGCCCTTGCTCTGTGCGAGCTTGCTGGCTACGTCTTTCCGTAACCATTTGAAGAATTTGCATTGCTTGTGCAATAGGATCAATTTTTTGTTTCATAGATCAAAAAGTGTAACACCGCCTTCAGTTGAATCTTTGTCCAGTTGAATCAAATTAGCCAAGGCAGCATTTGCTTCCTTAACCGGAGGAGCCATATTGCCAGCTACGTTTCCAACAAAATGTTGTGTCATTAAATTCGCTTCAACGATAGCCTGCATTATCAAAAAGTCAACTCCATTTTCCGTCCACCAATCATTGTCGGTTCCGAGCGTCCAATCAGCCCACCAATAGAAAGTATCTACAACGATCAACCGTGTAGCATTTGACGTCGGATGAATGTAAAAATTATGTCCCTCAAGAACCACATAAGTCTGGCTCAACAAAGGATCGCGCCCAACAGCAGATTCAGAATCTGCAACATACCGCTCATTAGGCCAAAGCGGTGCTTCGAGATAATCCTCTCTAGCATACAACTGAGCTTTCTGGTCCTGCGTAATTGCCCTAAGCACACGATCTACACCACCAAAAGCTCCATCCGTCTCATCACCCTCGACTCGTTCATACCAAGTCTTAACCTTCCTAGCTGTTCCACTACCACTAAACCAAGTTGGATTTCTCCAACCTTGCAACCCGCCTGAATGAGAGAAATACCCTCGCTTCCTACAAATGGCAAAATCATGAAGTTTCTCTGCCGACTTCCTCGCGTTGTTTAACGCTAAAAGTAGCAGATCAATTTGATTTGCGCCAGTTCCCTTCACATAATCTGAGGTAGACTTATGAAGATTGGCAGCAATAACTTCTTTAATTTGACCAATTGTAGGCATAGCGAGGGTATTTCAAGGGTTTAATTAGGCATGACCGCGAACGCCAAGCTGTCCGTAAGCCTTATGTTTGACCTTTGAGCGGTCATTATTCGGCATACCAGTGGTGCGCATAGGATGTTCCCGCGCGCCAGCATTCAGCATAGCTGTGTCTTTAACGTCTTTGGCAGCACCAGGCTTGCCATCATAGGATTGTAGAGGAAGTTTCATAGATGAATTTTGAATTTAACATGCCCGTGATTAAAGGCTCACGGGCCGAAGCCTCTTTAAGTTAAACGCCCCAGACATGCACTCGGAATGTTCCCGTAACGTCCGCTGGATCGTCACGATTTGCATCCGTAGCCTGTGCTGGATTGTAGAAAAACAGCTTAGAACCATCATAGCTAGGGCACGTTGGAAGTGCCAGAGCATCATCAGATTTCTGAGCCAGTGTTGAACCAAGGATTTTACCAAACCCCAGCTCTGTGGCACTAATGAAGTTAGTCGCACCACCCTGTGAACTAAGCACCAGCGTCAACCGCTTATGCTTAATTTGATAAGGCGTCGCCACTTCATGCCAACCATTTTCCACGGTAAGATTACCGTTAGCAATAAAAGCAGGCATAATGATTAAACTGTGATTCCAGTGATACCTTCAAGATACATGTGGTTTTCAGGAGCCTTCACGCAAAGACCACCTTCACCCAAGAACTCGTCCTTACGACCGTCATCATCATTGTTCTGACGATTCTTCAGGAGCGTAACTTCCGAATCCTGGAGATCCCACCAGTTCAAGCAGCCCACATCCAGAACGAAACCAGAGGTGCGCAGCGCAGAACGCTGGAACAGAGGATGACTCTTAAGATAAAGAGTGCCCCATGGAGATTCCCACATATTGATGGTCATTCCATAAGACTCTTCTTTAGTCTTAAGCGTAGTCGTCTTGATCGACTTCAACTCAAAGTATTGCTGGAACACGCTATAAAGCGTAGAACCGCATACCACAAGCTTCTCAAAGCTCGAGTCCGACGTATCTTCAAAGCTACGACGAATCAGACTTTCAAGCTGAGCGGTAGTAACCGTGCCGTTGACCTGAATAACGCGCTTAGCTTCCTCGGTCTGCCAGGCTGACGAAGTGATCGCCGAACCGCCAGCACGATAGCCAAAGGAGCCACCACCGGCTTTCTCGTATTCTTTGAGGAACCAGAGAACACCACCCATCTGACGGCGAGGAACAGACTTACCGTTCTGGTTGGTCACGGTTTGAACACCGCGCTCAGAGAAGAACGTAGCCATTTCCATAGCTTCGGTAAGACGAAGCGAGGCTTGCTTAACGGCACTTTCGTAAATGCCAGTTTTGTCAAACCGCACGCCGGCTTTGAGGGCGTTACGAGAGAATGGGCCAACAGTCTCACGGAAGATCTGAGTGAAGTTCTCAGGCTCGATGGGATACTCGTAACCGCCTTCGCGAGAACGATCTTGTTCTGCGGCAGACTTGCCGATGACCATAATGCTGATACCGTTAGCATCTGTGTCGTTGGAGACAGAAGCAATGGTCTCAGTCGAGGTGACGACGATGGTGTTAGCAACGGAATCAACAGCAGTCACGACACCCTTGAGGTCAAGGAAGGCCGTAGCAGCTGCGTTAGGAACGCGCTTGATCCACACAACATCGTCAACACGGAAGCGTTCGCCGACTGCGACAAACACACCGTAAGATGTGCCGGAAGTCCAGGAGAAGCCAGCGGCTGCTTGCGAAGTAGTCAAGGCTGCGTTGGTGAAAGGACCAGCACCACCACCACCGAGAGAGCCAGAAGTTGCCGTGGCCGACTCAGCGTGCACGTGACGCTGTTCAAACCAGCTGAACTTAGGCTTATCGGTTTCCTCGCTGTCCATAAGAGACAGGAGATAGGTGAGGATAGCTTTACCTTGAGGGTATTTCCAAAAGATGGAACGAATGGACTTTTCAGAGTAACGAGACTCCAAGTCCGAAGATGACATTAGACCGAACATAGTAGTTTATTTGAGTTTGTTAATGGAGGTGATCGAGAAAAGAATTTGCACCAGACCTTGATTGACGAGCATCACCACCTCCTCCAGAGTTGCGTCGAGAACCAAAGCTGCTTGCTTGTCGTTGAGCATTGTTACCAGCTTTAAGACTAAAGCTAGGATCAACACTGCGAATGATTTGCTGTGCAACCAGAGCAACTTGCTTTTGTGCCGCACTCCTAGAACCATTCGGTGGCGTCCAACCACTGTTAGCCACATGCTCAATAGCCTGGCGCACGACCTTAGCGCGGCCTGCTAGAGCGGGATACTTTGTCTCCACATGCTTGGCAAACGTTTGAGTTTGCTGCTCGCGGACATAAGCCTGTTGAGCTTCAATCCGCTGCTGAAGTGGACTCAGCGCATCTTGGAAAAGCAACTGTGACGAGGTTACAGCATGTTTAGCTGCACCATCGACCAGTTCCTGGAGCTTTTGAACAATAGTGTTCGGATCGGCTTCAGGATCGCGAAGAAGTTTAACCATCTCAGCGTTAACTTTGTAACGATTCAAGCGAGCATCAAGCTCCTCTGGAGAAAGCTGCTGTTGAGGCTGAGTGCGAGGTTGCATATTCATAGCTGTTTGAGCAGCCAGCTGTGCAATCTCTTGCGGGGTCATTGTAGACGTCGATGAATTATTATCATCTCCATCATCATTATCGTTATCGTCGTTATCGACGTTATCTCCAGTGTCGGAGTTCATTGGATCTTCGAGATCATTCAGATCTTCGAGATCATCTAGGGTATCAGTTTGCATCGTTTAGTGCGGTTAGTTGTTGGTTGAGATCGTCCTCGATTGACGAGGGTTGATCGAGAAATCTTTTAAGTTCAGCGGCTCCTCCAATAAGACGCTCGCGGATAATAAAATCAGATAGACTAGCTGGCGAGGATTCAAAGGTTTGTCCAATCGCATGTTTATAAAGCATTTCAGCTTCCTTCACAAGCATTAGAAAAATCTCATTCTTACGAAGGAGTTCCAGGGATAACAGGAGGCTGTTCAATTCCTCCCTGCTCAGTTGTAGGGACGGTTGGGAGTGTTCCATTAGGGATCATGGGTTGAGGTGGTTTCTCGAATCGCTCCAGATTTTTAAGACCCCTCAGATATTGGATCTCTTTAATCATAGCAGCCAAGTCAAGATTTGTAGAAGCAAGCACCTCAGGATTCGATGCCAGCGTGCCGACCAGTTCTTGCAATGACTGAGCCATATAGCCCTTCTCTGATTGCAAGGTTCCGTCGAACATAAAGTAATCTTCATTGCCAATTAGCTCAACTGGATTTTCCACATGGAACAGGTTCCAATCTTCAAGCGCGGTATCGCCCATAATCTTTTCAAACGTCTCTAGCTGCAAATCTTGTCTAGCATTTAACAGCATTTTCCTACCCTGTGGGGCAAGACCGTCGATCCACACAGTGGCGGCAACCAGCTTCATTCGAGAAGCTGCACCAGCATTCGCCGCACGGTTTTCGGTAGCTGAACGTCGCCCTGACGCTACCTGTCCCATTGAGTTTTCATTAACTCCAGACACAATCTGCATCATCCTCATCAAGGTTTCTGCATCTTGCATATGAGTAACCGTTGGATCGACGGTCTTTAACTGGTGAATAAATGCACCAACGCCCTGATTAAAAGGAGCGTTCTTTTTAAGCATGATGTATTTGTTCCCAGCGGTAAGAGTAGCAATGTCAACATAGTTAGGATCAACAACAAACCGCCCATCCACATTCTGGCGCACCGCTGCAATCCTAGCATTCATCAGCCAAGTAATCACTTCTTGCAAAGGATCAATCAGCATCGACAACGAATCAGACAAATCAACATGCTGATCTGGCGACATCGTCAAAAGATCATAAGTAAATTCATTATGCGGAGCATTCAGCGGATCAGCAGACAAAATCCGATTATCGTTAGCCACCGTGAACACCCAAATTTCTTCATCCTCCGAATCACTAAGCTCATAATCCTTCGGAACAATCTTCTGCTGCACCGTAGTCAAACAAACCATGTAATCATCCGTGTTCTTACCCCTCCGCTGAATCTGTGGATCAACATCCCGCAGAACAGTGCCCTGCTTCCGAACGCTCCAAGCTTTCGAATCAAACGGCATTACATACTTAACTCCAACCAAATTGCCATCCCGCTCCATCGTTCTCAATTCCTGAAAATGAAACTGTGACTCATCCGCTGCAAATCGTCCCTGTTTCCAGTTATTCAACGGCTGCCTCGTATCATAGAAAAAACTATACGGAGAAATAACCTCAACATAATTACCATCACTGATAATTACCTCCCTTTCTTCCTCCATCTCTCCAGCCATCGGCAACATCAACCCTTGCATCAAATCAAACGGTATTGCAGGCATCTCAACCTTTGACTTAATCGTCCTGCTTTCATATTTCCAGGACGTTTTCATTACTCCCAAATTGAACCTTGCCATATCCAGCAAAGCCTGCACCAGCTTAGAATGATAATTGGTCAACCTGACTTCCCGATCAAGAATAGTTTGGCAGACTTCGAGTTTGCGTCCGTTGTCCTCTGGTCCAGAAGCAATGAGTTCAAATACAGATTCTTTCTGCGTGTAGGCGAGAAATAGAAAGGTCACAAGCGTATTGACCTGCGCGTAGGATAGAGGGACAATCATCTTCTCCGGCTCCCGCTTTGAACGCGCTCTCATGTCATGCGCATCCGGTGTGCGAACCGCGCGGTAGGTATCCAGAGCTTTGTCCCAAGCCTCATAGTTTGTGCAAATGACACCACGTGCGCGGTTCACATTTTTGACAAGAAGTCGACGAAGCTCGTCAAGTTTCTCATCGTGAACCTCGGCTTTAAGGCGTTTGATGATTTCTGGAGTCATGGTAAATTAACCTATAAGTTTTGCTAAAGAACCACCGCTAAGCGGTGTCAAGTCCATTGACATATCTAGACTTCTAAGCTGTTCCTCGCGAATCACTTGCTTCTCAACATTAACCCAGTCAAGGCCGACAACGCAAGCGCGGTAGAAACATTCCATCATGTGGTCATCTTTGTCAACAGGTTTTTCTTTTTCTTTATCCCACACGTAGGTGTAAAATTCTCGAATAGTCTCCGAACAAGACGAGCAGAAATACACGTTCTTTTCCTTCACCAACTCCTGCTTAGCTTTCTGAATCCCCGTTGACAGTTCCTTTGGCGCGGGCATCACATTCAACCCATTTTGCACAAACACATCTGCATAGCACGTCCCGTCAATCGGATTAGGAATAAACGCAATCGGATCAATGCAAATCTGCCACGGCACACGGCCCTTCAGTGTCGACTGAATTATCCTGCAAAGATCATTGATATAACACGCAGAGAAAATCTCTTGATAACAAAACGCCTGTCCAGTCGGCGCCGTTGCCCAGAACTGAACCGCGTGCGGAGTCCGTGGATGCGGATCAATAAACACCCGAATCGTATAATTATCCGGCGGTTCATCATAATCCTTCCAGCCCTTCGGCAACTCCGTATAGACATGCTTCTCCTGATCGAACTCAGGATAGACCAACCCTTGCGACGACTTAGGCAGTCCAAAAATACGGCTCAACCTTTCCGTCTCCGTCAAGTCATTTGCAAACTGGTCAATATTCTCCTTTGCAATTGTCGTATTGTCATAACTCGAGCCAGTCATAATCCACCGCTCAGGATACTGCTCCCAAGAGAACCCATCCTCAAACGAACTCTTCATCATCTTAACCGGAAGGAAGTATTCATTGATCCACTGTTCCGCAATCGGCGTGCAAGTAAACCAAGCTGAGCCACCCGTGTCAATCAATCCACGCGCATTCGCCTCCCACATCTTCTTCGGTATCGGTTCATCTACATGAATCCAATCCCACTGCGAGCTTTCCTGCGCCATCGGGTTAGCCATAAAGCTCTTAACCGTATCAAGTGAAATCGTCGAGATCCCATCGTAAATATTCTTAACCTCAATGGTGTCAATCTCTCCCGCCTGGTTCTTATGCAAATGATGTATCCGCTCCTTTGGAATAAGTTTCATCAACTTACCCTGCCCTTGTCCCTCTTCCTGCGACGTAAAGATTTCCCGCGCTTTATCCCAGTCAGCTACGAGAATCACACCCTTAGTCGATCGTCTCGGTATTCCAAGATGACGCACAGGATCACTTTCAGGAAGCCAGAGCCGTGCGCCAAGAGCAAAGGCGCAGTCCTCGGCAGCACCGCAAGTGGATTTACCAAAGCGATTTCCAGTGCGAAGGTAGCGGCGCTTGTGTTTTGCTGCGGCGTGGAATAGAGATTGTTTGGAGTGCGGACGGTAGGCATAGATGCCGTAGGCTGCACGAAGTTTCTTTAGACGGCGGAGAGATTCAAGCCGTTCTTTTTCTTCAGGTGTCATGGTTGTTAAGCCCAGGGAAGGAAGGTTATTTGGTCAAGGTTAGAGTTAGTGTATCCACCTTCGTTAAGAGCAACTTCAGGGAGATAGACAAGTGCGCCAGGGGTTATGGCATAAGTTGTTGGAGTGCCGGCAATGGTGTCGTTATCCCAACGGACTTTGCAGGGAATTGGTGTGTGAACAGCTAAGCGGGCTTCCCAGTGAACTGTTTCACCGAGGATGGATTCTTCGCTACCTTCAAAGTTACCGCCGGTGTTGGTGATCATGTAGTAAGATGAACCGCCCATTTGACTGGTTCCTTGATAGGCGTGAGCAACTGATTGACTAGTCGTTGAAATGTCAAACCAGTCAGTCCATGGATCCCAGTCAGGACTAATGGAACTTAAATACGTTCGCATGTCATCTTCGGAAGTAGCGTCAGCAAATGTCCATGTAGTGTAAGGGCTGACGGCAGCACCGTAGTTAAAGCTGGGATTATAGTCTGTATCGGTGACGTTGTAAGGGTCACCGTCATAGCCGGAGAATGTTCTTTCTTCAAACCACGTGCCATTGGCAAAATGATTAGTTATAGTTCCTACACGAAACATACCGCCAGCTCCATCGCTGAAGTAAGCAATAATTTTATACTTAGTCCCATAACGGCTTTCGCCCTTAAGTCTAACTCCGGTGTAAGCATAGAAAGGCATACTATAATCCAGGGTAGGTTGTTACAAGAATACCTGTTCCACTCCCATCAAGGCTATCTTGAATTGTTAGTCCAATAGGACCGTAGCCATTCTGTAAAGTTTTAACTCCATCAACAAATGTGGCTAGATAGATTTTATAACTGCCAGTTGTGCTAGAGTTATCAGAAATGCTTGGTGCCGTTGTTGTTACAGTTACAGTAACTGTCAATGCGGTAAATGCTGACGTTACAAAAGAACTACCGCTGTATGTCTGTTTAGACAGTGTGCCACTAATGTTAAGTCTTACATACTGTGTTCCAGACGTTGGAATTGTTAACAGCGGAGCTGGAGAATTATCTAACGGTGTTCCACTTATTGTTGGCATTACTCCGCCCACCAACCCAGCAATAACTCGACCGCCGATAGAGACTGTCAACGGTTTTGGAGGTCCGCCACCAGAGATGTCATCTAATGGCCGTGTCCACTGACGAAAGTCAGCCATTGTCGACAGCATCTTAAGATGATTATAAAGTTTAGCAGTCTCTCTCATGTGTTAGGTTTGTAAGCGGTGAGTCTATTCCTAATCCACATTCCATTAACAAACTTCTGTTCATCACGGACAACCATTGAAGCAGGCCAGTCTAAGTAATTAGTAGCTGGAAATGAGGCTGTAAAGTTTTGACTAGGATATCGATTATCTGGACCAACTTGAACATTAAATTCAATCAACGGATGCAACGTTTCTGACAGACTAAAACTACCAATACCAAAATAAAATTGTATTGGCTGCGGTAGAAACACTGGTGATAGTGGAATAGTGAATTTACTTTGTGACACAAATGTCTCATCCAGCGTCCTAACCGCTCCGCTAAAGCCTTCTTTGACATATGGAATATACGTCACGTCAGCCAAATAGTCATTCCCTTCACTGTCTTTTGCCTCAAAATTAACAACATTCAGATTTAACAAAACAGCTGGCCAACTCATCGCTGGCTTAAACTCTGGTATACTTAGCACAGGTGTGGAAATATCTCCACCAGTATACGGAGGAACAAAGCAGAATCTCAGACAACCACCTGACCGTTCTTCTTGCCCCGTGTAAACCAGCGAGCCGTAACTATCTAGCGCATCGCCTTTAGGAATATCCTCCGCGGTCATAAAGTTTGCCAGCGTCGTTCCCTCAGTTAACACCGTAGTCGACTTAAAATACTTCTCGTCAACCCACAGCACTAGCGAGCGGGTATTGATAGTCCCAGGAACCTGGAACAGTTCATATCTAACTTTTTCAGAAATTGCTCCCATAATTTATTTCCTCCAAGATGACCAACCGCCCAGCCGAACACCCAGCCAGCGGAACCACGAACGACCTAATGAAACACCCTTCAGCCTAAGCAGTTCATAATAAACCGCATCGGCCTGTTTTCTCTCCACTGAGACAAATTCACCAGTCAGCGTGACGTAACCCTTATTTTGATAAAGATAATCATGCACAGCTGCGGCCCGCTTACTTTCGCCGCGTGGACGGGAGATAGAAAACAACACCGTTGGAATACTTTCTTCAAACACAAAGCCCTGCGGAACTGTAACGGTGTCATACAGAACCTCAGAGTAGACTGTCAGCGGGTCCATCAAGCGCAACTTCTGCGTCTCAGAACCCTCTGACACATCTTCAAATCTCGGTGAATTTAGAAAGTAAGCTCTCATAGCATTTCAGCAATAGCTGTGCCAGAAGTCAGCGACAGTGCAGTAAATCGCATAGGGCGATACAGACCTGCAGGTAACGTTGCACCCACAATGTCGGCATCACCATCATAGCCAGGTTCAAATGTCACGCCGGCAATAACCGCCTCCGTGAGAACTTGAAGCCCAAAGTAACGACCAACTGGGGCCGCTGCAGTGTTGTCGACAAACTTAAAACCAGAATCTGAATGATCACGAATATTTCTCATAACTAATTATTTTTGTTTTTCTTCCAGCAGCTCTTGTTCAAGACGCTTAAGCTCCTCTGCTGGATCTTCAGAGATAGCGCCATTTGTATGATGAACGAAATTAGTCGGTTTCCCGCGATACCGATCAAGCAAATCCTGCGCAGCCTTCAAGCGGACCTGGTCCGATACTGAATTATGCATCAAATCTTGCTGGACAATAACCGCCTCCACAGCCGCCGTCTTTAACATCTTCGTAATATCACCCGAGAACTCATTGTGAATAATCGTTGACACCAAAGACTGAAACCAAGGCTGCCGCGACCAGTTAGAAACCGTCGACTCGGCCACATTTAATTCAAATGCAATCGTCTTAATCTTTGCACCCGACGCCATCATATACGCCGCTGTGCGGTGAATAGCCTTTTCTTTCTGAATCTCCTGCACTGGCGGCTTCGCGCCATGAAAAGTCAAGCTTGGCGGTGCTGTTGGAGGTAGCACATCCAGCCCTGGGTCAGGAAAACTTACCGACGGTGTGTCAATTAGTGGTTGAATGTTGAGAATCATATGAGTTTTTGAATGTCTAGGTTAACCGCTTGCAGCTTTTCACGAGCTTGGGCGAGGGTAAGACCAAAAGTGACTTGAAAATGAGGTGTTTCTTGGAAAGATTTCCAGTTACCAGCCCATTCGATGTCGTGCTCAGCGGCAATTTTGCCAAGAAAGGTGTAGTAACTGTCGGCAAGGTTGGGATTTGCTTCGTCAAGATACTTACCGTTTTTGAATAAACCGAGGTCGATAGCAAGACCGTAGTTGTGCCAGGAGGAACCTGGGCGGGCTTTGGTGACGATCTTGCCAGGTTTAGTCCGACCCTGCGCGTAAAGAGCCGCCTGAGCGGACCAAGAGCGTAAACCAGAGATGACTTCAAAAGTAGCACCCTGGGTAGAGAGAAAAATTTCAGCTTCTTTGAGAAAAGGTTCAAATTTAGCCAAAGCTTTTTTGTTAAGCGAGCCAAGGTTTTCAATAGTCCGTTTAGTTCTCATCTTTTTTGATTAGGGATATAGCAAGCCAGAGTAATGAAATGACAACGGCAATAACAATGCCGGCAAACTCTTGAAGTGTTGTTGGAGTATTCATTGATGCATCAGGCGAAAGATTTGTTCTCGAAGCTCTTTGCGGTCACGATCACAATCTTCAATGTGCTTTTCACACCGTTGGATATGTTGTTCCATCCCGTCTAGCCGTTCTGACCTCTCACGGTTAAGCTCGCGGACTAGCTCGGTGTTAGAGCGGGAAAGCCACCAAACGGCAATGCCCAGCAGGATAGCATGCAATCCAGAAGGAGCAAGAAGGTCTATAATTTCAACAGGAACTGCGGCTATCATTGTTAGAATTGCGTTATGAAGGTGATTTTATTATTAGGATCGTGCAGAACTCGAACAAAATTAGAACCTGCAGAACCTGCAGAACCATTGCTGCCGGTAGAAGATCCAGTGCCATTGCTGCCGGCAGAACCGTAAGCAGTTTGATTTAACTCAGCGTCGTAAGCAATACCACCAACACCACCATTTCCGCCATAGCCTGTGCCTTTATAGCCACCAGAACCAGGTCCGCCGCCGTAAGCAGTTTTGTGGTAGAAAGTAACAGTTGACGGCGCACCCTGACCAAATGTTGTGCAAGTAGTCTGATCTGCATTTCCGCCGCTGCCTCCATTCCCACCGTTGCTGTTAGCCGTTCCATCGCCACCAGCACCACCATCGCCAGGTGTTGGATAATCACCATCACTTCGGCTATCACCACCAGCACCGCCATTACCACCATGAGCACTTTCTCCGTCACCACCGTTACCACCACCGCCGCCGTTTGCGTTTCTGGCATATAGTTGATAAATCGTGCAGCCGTTGAGATAAATGTTTTCAACCGCACGGTGTCCACCACTATTGCCACTATTGCCATTGCCACCATGTTGACTAGTGCTTATACTATCCCCATTACCGCCGTTGTAAGCTGAGCTGCTAAAAGTTCCATCAGTGCCATCTGCGCCACTATTGCCATAGATAATACCATAACTTGTTCCTGAATCTCCAGCTGCACCGTCACCAGTTGATCCGTCAGCATAGACGTTTGCGACATTTAGATTGACTAAATGTAAATCTTCCAACTCCCAAGCATTTCGAGTCTCAATGTCAGTGATATTTTGTTGAGTATTTCCAATACCCTCAATGTGAAGATCCTTAATAACTTGACTAGAACCATTAAGCTGCAGTTCAACCACAGGAACAGTTATTGACGGAAGATTAAACTGAACAGTCCTGTTTCCATCTGTTGGTCCTTTGACAATAAGGCTACCGCCAAAGCTGCTTACTGAACCGCTGTCGGCAATGATAATTGCCGCTGTTGCTTCACTAGAATCACCATCAAAGAGTTCTCTTACATAAGATGGTATGCTTAAACTAGCTGTATCAACCACCAAAACATAGTCATCTTTATAAGCAGAATTCTTGGCTGCAACTAATGTTGTATCAAAATCATCAGAGTGCAGCGACGTGCGAAACCAGTTAAGCGGATCTACACCGCCTCCAGTTCCTATTGTTGATTGAAGTCTAAGTCCAAGTTTTGGCATATCGGTAAGTCGTTGTTACCCAGAATAACTAAAATGATTAAACGATCACTTCTTTGTCGAATCACGAATGAAGAAGATGATCGGGCGGGCTTCTGGAATCGGTTTAACCGCAGGGCGAGTGAGTTTCATAAAGAGTTCCTTTAGGCGGGAATGTAAGCGGAGAAAGCCAAGCGGTCAAATAAAATCAGCACAAGTCCCCTTTCCGGTTTTGTGTTTTGCTCCGCGCGTGGGTGAGGGATGTAATATAGGCACCAAGCCCCCCAAGGGCAAAGGTATCCTCTTGAGATTGAGACGCAGTCGCAATCA